CGCCATGTCCCACCAGAGATGCGTCTGGGGGGTGGTTGACCAGACTAGGCCATGGGTACCAGGTTTCCAACTGCCGCTTAGCCCCCCACCTGCCCACCCGCATATCGTCGGGCGCGCCGTGCTGGCGGTCGCAGTAGCCGACCATCTCCAGGATGCATCCCGTGGGTACCATCAGGGCGACCCCCCACAGCGCCCGCTGGCCGACAATCCAGGACGCGCCCTGCTCATCTGCCTGGCGCGCGGCCTGCTCCCAGATCAGCGACATGGGGCGCCTGGTGCCCGCGTACAGGCTGACTATCGCCCACTCCGGCACGTGCTCCAGCATCCGCGGCAGTTCCTCCAGGAGCCCGGCTGCGGGCACGGCGTCGTCCTGGAGGAGAAGGTGCCAGTCCGCCGTTGGGTCATGCAGCTCCCACCCCTTGCGCGCCGTGCGCCAAACGCGGTTGTGGTCGCGCGACGGGGGGCCTTCGTCATCCCAGGCGACCGGTACCGGCTGCCCCAGCGCCAGCTGGAGAGCTGCCACCTGGAGCGCCCTGTCCGGGTGCGCCATCACGGAGACGGAGACCTTCACGCCGCCCCCAGTAGGGCGTAGCCCAGGTCCACCTTGCGGGCACGCGGGTTGATGTACGTGAAGTTGTTGCGCCGCGCCATCGCCAGCAGCTCATCCTTCGTGAAGCCCTTCACCGCGGCTTCCACGCCCTGCACGCGCGCCAGGCGCTTGAAGTGCGCCAGCTCAGGGTCTACAACCTGCACCCCCCCTGCGGGATTCGCGGGGGAACTTGCAGCTGGTGGGTAGTTTTCTATCCGCGTGGGCGCTCCGCGGTGTCCGCCGCGTCTCATTACGTGATCACCTGGAATTCGCTGGAGTAACCGACCCGCTTCAGGGAGAGCGTGGAGCGGTTGGTGCCGGACAGCTGGCCGTAGATCTGCATTGTGTTGGACCCGTTGAGCCGCTGGAAGCTGGTGTAGAACTGCACGCCGGACTCATTGCTGGAAGCGATCCATTCATCCCAGACGCAGAACTGGAAGCCGCCCAGTGAGGCCGCGGCGTAGATCACCCAGTCAGACACGATGGTGCCCGTCAGTGGAGTATCCCGCCGAATGATCATGTTGTATTCCTGGTTGGCGTTGGTGGTGTACTGCAAGGTCTGACGAACGTCGAATCGATACAGGCCGCCTGCCACCAGATCCACGGGACCAATCGCCAGTTCTGGGACGTTCAGCTCTGTGGTGCCGGAGGTGGTGGCGACAATGCCGCCAATCCCCAGCTCGATAGTCTTGATCGTTTTCTGGGTCGCGTCGTTGAGCTGGCCAGCAGTAAGGCGCTGACCTGCCAGGAAGGGACCAGGAAGGGCCATCGTCTTCTCCTATCTCGCCAGCACTGGCATGTACCAGAGTCGTACATCTGAACCGGCCGCGTGCGACCGGACTACTCCATTGACGGACCTAACTACAGTGAATTCCTGAGTTACACCCGTAACCCCTGAGATGGCGTACAGCCGGGCGTGGTTGTCGTTGATGCCCCCCACCGTGCCGAAGGTGACCGACTTCGTACCAGTGGAGGTCACCTGCTTAGCCCAGGCGCGCACGCGGGACGTGGACCCATTCGCCAGGATGGAGTCCGCAATGTCGATCCAGTCCCCGCCCCCGCCACCTGTGGGCGGTCCCATGTTGTCGCCAGGGTCCCAGTCCCACCCGTGCAGCGCCAGCAGCCAGTCACCTTCGGCCACGGGCAGGATGGTGGTGAGGACTACCGGCTGAGCATTGCCCCCCGCGTCAGTGTCCACGCCGCTCAGGAACTCATCCACCGAAGGCGTACCGCTGGCGCCGTGGGCGACGATGCTCATTGCCGACCAGGTGTCGGAACTGCTGAAGGTGGCGGTGCGGGTACCAGTCGCCCCAGAGCTACCCAGAACCTCCGTGGCGTCCTCAAAGCTGGTGTACGTCCCGTCCGTCAGGGCGGCAATGAACATGCCGCCCGGCAGGGTGTACGTACCGAGATCTTCGTAGCTGCACCAGGCACAGATCAACAGGTCTCCGGATGCCGGAGCGTCCACCGAAGGCGCGACGAAGGAGGCGGTAGGCGTGGTGTCCTCCGCGTCGCCCGCGCCGGAGAACTCCTCATCTCCCACCGGGGGGTCGATGTCGGTCACCGTCAGGCGCTCACCGCCGATGATGATGTCAAAGGGGGTCTCTGCGTTGTCGTCTACCCATGCAGGACCATTCGTCACAGTGACGAATAGCGTGGTGTCGTTGTCGTCGATGGGCTCCGTCAGAATCGACCCATCGGTGTCCAGTCGCAGCAGGTAGTCATCTGGCACCCAGTCACCGAAGAGCACGCCAACATCCCACACTCCCGCGGGCGATGCGTTGACGGTCGGCTTCCAGTTGAAGGGGTCGATGGGCTCTGAGTACCCCTCCAGAATTACTTCCACGTCGGTGTTCGGGTGCTGAGGTGGCAGGTTCTCCACGTCGATGCGCGCGCCCTGGTCGCACGTCAGCCATTCGTCAATGACCTCCGGCGCCACGCCCAGGTTGGTCGTCAACTGTGGGTAGCGCATCCCAGGCCACGTGCCCTGGTGCAGCAGCCAGCCGGCGGCATCCGGCAGTTGGGTGTCACTGAACAGGTTCAGGTCCACGCTCGTGTCGTAGATGCCGTACTCATCCACGCTGGCGTCGTCTTGCACCTGGAGTGAGGAGCCGTCGATCCGGTTGACCTGGACGACGTTGCGCACTCGCAGGTCATCGCGCACCGGACGGAAGGGGTTCTGAAGCTGGTTCTGGAGCGCGTCCAGGGTCATGTTGGGCGGCTGGTTGTACATGCTGGAGCGCGTCCGGTAGATCAGGCCTACCGCATCCTGCTGCTCATAGAGAATGCCGCCGTCTGCGTCCTTGGCGTCGTCCAGCAGCTCCAGAAGGGTGGCCACCTGCTGCACGCCCATCTGAGCCGTCAGGTTGGGGTCACCCACCAGGCGGAACTGGATGCCCTCCTCTGTGGTCAGCCGGATCATGCGCTGCGCCGCGGTGTCGCCTACCCAGCCCATGGCAGCGTTGCTGGGGAAGCTGGCGCCACCGGAGTCCAAGACGGAGATGTGCCCCATGGAGATACCGTCCGCGTCCGCGTCGGCATTCATCGCCACGTTGGTGATGTCACCCACCACGCCGGCCACAGTGTTCCCGAAGGTGAACCCACCGGATGCCGGGTACTGCACCGGGTACCAAACCAGATCCCAGTCAATGTTGGAGCCGGCCTGCACTGCCACCAGCTGGACGTTTACCCACCGGTCAAAGAACTGCACGCCCACGGCGGCAGCCGACGTGATGGAGGTACCCGAAGCGTTGAGGCCGCTCACGCCTACGTTGCCCGCGGAGGTGTCGATCAGCCAGGTACGCACGGTGCCGTTACCGGATGCGCGCAGGAAGAACACCTGGTTGGGCGTCGTACTGGGGACGTAGAGGTAGAAGCTGATCCGCCAGTGGCCACTGAAGGCGCCTACCACGGCGCCCGTGAAGAAGGAGGTACCCGTCATCACCGGAAGCGGCTTGGAGCCCGGCAGTGTGTCGTCCGCGGCGTAATCCACCACGCCGCCCACCGTCATGGGCGTACCGCCCGGGATGGCGCTAGCGAACTGGGTAGAGCCGTCCTCATCCTCCATTGGCCAGTAGGCCATCAGGTCGGAGTCCACCTGAAGCGCGCGCCGTAGCGGAGATTGCAGAGGGGCTGCGCCCTGCCCTAGGCGCCGCAGGAGGCCTGCCAGCTCCAGAGCAGTACGTGCCTGCCCCTCATCCAGGCCGCCGTCCTGCTGCGCGGACAGGTCTCCCCACGGCCAGAACGGCGACCAGGAGTCGATGGTGCCCACCATCCGGAACCAGCGGTTACTCAGCTCACTGTCGCCGTTGATGGTCCACGCCAGGCCCGTGTCATCCACGAAGGCGGGCACGCCGGATACCTGCTGCGTGAAGTCGGCATCCACGATGGGAGTTCCGCCGATGCCATCGCGGACCTGGAGGTGGTACACGTTGGCGTCCAGGGCGAACAGGCCGGCAATCTCTGGCGGGCTACCGATGATCAGATCCGCCGCAGCGTTGTTGATCGACGTGGTACCGCTGCCGATGACATCCGGGCCAATTTGCGTGAAGGTGCCGTTGACCCCTTCGTATCCCACGTAGAAGCGCGCGGTGTGCCCACCTGCTCCGTTGTCTACGTCCAGAGTGACGCGCAGTGTGGCGCGCGCTGAGGACGGCAGCACCTCCAGGTCGGACGTGATGGTCTGGCCTGTCACGCCGTTGTCCGACCAGAACAGCTCCACCTGCCTGTCCGCCTGCACCTCCAGGCGCCAGGAGTACGGGCCACCGTTGCGCGCACGACCCACCAGCACGGCATTCCACCCCGCGGGGTGCGTGCTCTTCAGGTGCAGGTCCATGCGCACGTCTAGGTCTTCGGTGATATCCAGGGAGCTGATGGATTCGACCAGGGCGTTACTGCCGTAGACGGGCTTCAGGTACAGCCTGGGAAGCCCGGCGTTGATCCACCAGCGCGCAGGCGTGCCCAGGTCCACATTCGGCCAGTAGATCGACATGGGATTGTCCGGCGTGAAGTCGCCCCACGGGTTATCCAGCTCAATGTCCGCCGCGGTCGGGGACACGTCGCTGGATTCATCCTGGCGCCCGCGGGTGGTGGTGACCTCCTGGGACATGAAGTAGGACTGCGCATCGGGCGGCGTCACGTTCGTCCAGTCCCACAAGGACTGATTGCCGTAGATGTCGGCACCGAAGGCGATTTCCATACCTACCGGCAGCGCGCCATTCGGGAAGGGCACGTCGGGCGGCGCCAGGTAGTTGACGTTGCTCACCGCGGTCTGCTTCGCGGTGGCCAGCGACAGGAAGTCGAAAGTGCGGATCTTCATGAACAGTGCGGTGATGTTGATGGTGGGCACCACAGACGCGCGCTGCGTCCACGGTCCCCGCACATCCGGCGCGCTCTCGAAGAAGACCGTTCCGCCAGCCTCACGGATGCGCCACCAGCGCATCGTCACGGCGTTGTACGGCGGGAACGCCAGGCCGTTGGGCACGCCGCCCACAACTTCGTACAGCCCCACGGACCCGTTAGTGACCACGATCAGCAGGGCGTCGTCCTGGTTGGCCGCATCCTCCGTGAGGATGATGGGGTACATCTCCAGGCCGGCTTCGGGAACGCCTGCGTCAATCAGCTCAACGTGGACATGAGAACCCGTCAGGTCATAAGCCACGTCAGATGTCAGGGTGGCATCCCCCGTGGCTCCCGCCTGCACGATGAAGGTGTACTGGCAGCCAGCCTGGAATCCGGAGTTGCCAGCGGAGTTCACCGCGTTCCACGTGGTGGTGTCCAGCGACGCGGCACAGAAGTTGTCAACCAGGCTGCCGAGTAGCGCCATGTCTAAACCTCCGTCAAATTCATGGACCAACCACCGTGACGTTCTCGCCCACACGGGCGGTCATGGCGAACGTCACCGCAATGATTGAACCACCCCCGGTACGAAGTCTTTGCTGCTGAGTGAGCTGAGCAACGCGCACCGGGTACACGTTCACGGGGGCGGTGGGGTGGTCCAGGTACGGGCCGGACGGCAGGATCACGATGTAACCGGCGTCCCCGCGGCCCCACAGTGTGCGGATGTCGTTGCCGTCACGGTGGGCAGCAAAGAGCATCCGGGCGTCAGCTACCGACTGTTCCCCCATCCGCTGCTCTTCAAACGGTCCCCAGATCCCATCTTTGATGATCTCTGTTTCGACTTCCCAGCCGATGATGTCCGTCAGGTCGTAGGTGGGTTGCAGGTCCACGCCTGTGGCGATCTCCACGTCTGTGGGCGCCTGCACATCCATGATGCTGGCGACCCACAGCACCACCACGTTGAGGTCGTAGGCGTAAGGCCCCGTCAGGTCACACAGTGCCACCATCTCAGGTCACCCCACCTTGATTCTTGCCCAGCACCTTCTGAACGTTGCCGCCGCGGACACGTACCGCCTTGCTCATGACCTCCACCAGAAGGTCATCCATCTTCGTGCCGCCCGACTCAATTCGCAGCGTACCCAGGTCACCGTTGCCGGTTTGCCCTGGCCACACTCGGATTCCGTTGCCCTGCTCAGCGGTGTTGGTCGCCATAGAGGCAAACGCCGGGGTGGTCAGCTCCAGGTTGTTGGCCATGGTGTTCATGGCTGCGGTGACCACGCCCTGCTGAGCCTGGATACCTGCGGCCACCCCTTCGGCAATCCGGCGCCCGGATGCCTCAGGAGCACCACTGCCGGACAACGGCCCCACCTTGGCGGGGGAGAACGGCAGGAAGTCGCGGATCTTCTGTACCGCGCCAGAGACGGTGGAGGTCAACTTGCCGATCATGGACGTTACGCCGTTGATCAAGCCCTGGATGATGTTCTTGCCGGCGTTGTACAGCAGGCTACCCACGGAGCCGATGGCGTTGAGCACCTTGCCTGGGATCGCACCTATGTTCGATAGAAGCCCAGCGATCCAGCCGAGTACCGCCCCAAGGATCTTGCCAAGCCAGGTGACCAGCGTCCCGAGTGCGCCGATCAGCGGCCCCAAGATCGTATTGATGACCCACGTCAGCGCGGGCACCAGGAAGCTGACCAGCTGCGTCACCAGGGAGACGATGATCTGGATGATGGGCAGGATGGCCGGAAGGAGCGCGGTGATCAGCGTGGCCGCCAACTGGGCCACCATCGGGATAATCGGGACGATGGCGGTAAGGAGCTGCACCAGGGGCGGAAGCAGTGGCAGAAGCGCTGTGAGCACCTGGAGGAATGCGTCAGCCACGATGGGCAGGAGTGGCTGGAGCTGACCACCCAGTGTGGCGATGAGCTGCACGATAGGCGGCAAGATCATGTTGAGTGCCTGGATCAGCACCCCGCCGATTTGCCCGGCGAACTGGCCAATGAAGCTGATCAAGGGCGCCAGTACCGGCACCAGTCCAGCCACTAGCTGGGAGATCAGTTGCGCGATGGGCGGCAGGAGCGGAGCGACCGCGGCCAGCACGTCCCCAATGGCCGCAGCCAGCGGCATAAGGGCGGTGACTACCTGCCCCAGGATCGGCCCCAGCTGAGCCATGATCGGCGTGAGGGTGGCCGCAAGCTGGGTGGCCAGCGCGTCCACTAGAGCCAGGAGTGGCCCGATGATCGGCGCGCCTAGCTGGAGGAGTCCGGCGATGAGCTGACCGATAGGCACAAGCAGGTTGCCCACGGCGGAGATGATGGCGCCCAGCTGAGGGGCGAATTGCCCGATGACGGCAGAGATCGACCCGAGTGCGGTAGCGAGTCCCTGGAACAGGGGGCCAAGGTTCGCCCCGATGGCCGCGAAGGCGGGCAATAGATTGTTGACGATGGGTCCGAGTGCCTGAACGAACGGCACCAGGGCGCTAACCAGGTTGGTAGCGAATACGTCCAGCACGGGAGCAATGGCCGCGAAGATGGACGTAAGGGTGGGAAGGATCTGCTCAAAGGCGCTACCGAGTAGGCCGGCTAGATCCGTCAGGACGGGGACCAGGGGGGCGGCAGCTTCCGCCAGTCCTTCCTTGACATCGGTCGCCAACCCGGAGAAGGCGTCCTTGACCTCCTGGGACTGAGCAGCCGCAGCGATGCCGATACCGCCGATAAGGGCGATAAGGCCAGTGACGCCCAGGCCGATACCGGCGAAGGCGGCAGCGCCAACCACACCCATGATGCCCAGAGACTTCGTGACACCCCCCAGGAGGGAGGTGACCGTACTCAGTCCCTTGCCGATACCCGACGCTGCGTTCTTCAGCGAGTCGGAATCGATGTCAATCTTGATCTTCGGCGTGGGGATTTTCTTGAGCGCCGCGGCCAGCTTCGCGCGTAGGTTCGCTGCGAAGGTTGAGGTATCCGAATCCACCTCAACCTGAATTGCGCCGCGCGTAGCCATACAGCCAGTCTGAAGTCAAGAGGTGTCAGAGCGCGCGTCTTCCACTATGACATCTCGCGTACCGTGTCCGTATGGATCTGGCGGGAGCGACGGTGGAGGTGACGGGGCTGCGCAGCGTGCGTCTGTGCGTGCCGCCGTGGGTGATTGACGCGGAGGTGGAAAGCCGCGGCGCGCGCCCCGTGCTCACCCGCCTGGAGGTGGTGAGTGCAGACGGCATCACGGCATCGTCACTGTCTGGGCTACCCATTCGGCACATCACCATGATTGCCGCTAACGCGGTCTGGGGCGCGGAGGAGACGATCTACCGCACGCTGGCTACTCCGCTGGATGACTGCCGGCGTCGCCCTGCGGGGCAGAGGAGCTGGCCAGCAGACCACTACCAGCGGGTATTGCGAGTTGCTCAATGGGCGGCACAATCGGGGCGCGCGGGCGGTCCTGCGGTCTGCGTAGCACAGTTTTGGGGCGTACACGAACGTACTGCTCGGCGGTGGCTGGCAGTGGCCGTGCGGCAGGAACAGGGCGAGCATCAATGACGGGCTCCTGACCCATCGCCAGCTGGAATTGCAGCGGGGCGCGCTCCAGGGTGGAATCCAGGCGCGCACGGGCCTTGTCGTCCAGCCCTTTCGTCAGCGTGCCGTAGATGGCATCCAGCGCCGCACCCAGTGAGATCTGGTCGAACTTCACGGACAGGCGCATCAGGTCCGCGCCCACCGTCCCCCAGTAGCGGGTAGCTAACGACACGAGCGCCATCGTGGTCCAGACGGGCCTACCAGCCGCGCTCTCCAGGAGCTTGACCGCGGCATCGCGCATTTCCTGGCTGGTGATCTCGCCATCCACCAGGGCGTCATCCAGGTCCACGCCTTCGATGAGATCCAGTACGCCCATGATGTCCATGCGCATCAGGCACGGCATCCAGTCGGCTGCCGGAGTGGGTGGGATGCGCGCAAGGTGCGGTCCCACGTTGATCTCCACAGCCCAGATGCGCATGGACGCCAAGGGGTCGAACTGGAGCATGGCCTAGGCCTTCGCGCGCCGCGCGGCACGGTTGGCGGGCTCGCCCTTGATCTCGCTTTCGTAGGCCTTCAGTGCCTCCAGGACAATCTTGCCCGCGTCCTCCAGGGTGATCGTCCCGTCCAGCTGGCCATCCTCCAGCCAGTCCTTATCGTCTTCGTTCACGATGACGGCGTTAATGATCACGTCGCACTTGTCCATCAGGCGGCGCGCCTGGTTGGCGGTCTCTACCGCCTTCGCCATCTGCTCCAGCTTGCGCAGGATGCGGTCCCAGGCGAAAAGCTGCTCTTCGGTGGGCTTGCGAACCTCAATCACGCGGTCTTTCACGGTGACGGATTTGTACTCCGGCACCGGGGGGGCCTGTTCGGGGCCGTCCCCCGGCTTCGGTTTCGGCGTGGGGCGCTGCGGCTTCTTCGTGCTGGGCTTCCGTGGGCTCGTCATGCTGTCATGGTAGCTAGTTACCAGACTGGCGCCGGAACTGGAGACCTTCGGCGCCCGCTATCTCCTCTGCGGCCATCCGCAGGAAGGGGCGCCCCTGCGCGCCGGGGTGGCGCACTTCCTTGGCGTAGACGGTCCTGCCACCCATCTGGAACTTCAGCGCCTTCTTCTTCCGCGCCTTGATCTTGTGGGGGCGGCTGCCGTCGTGCACCGCCGCGGCGTAATTCACGGGGTACTCCACCACGCCCTGAGGACCGCGCGGACCTTCCCCGATCTTCATTCGCCCCGACGCGCGCAGGCGCCCACTGTCCACCGGGCAGAGCACCGTGGAGCGGGTGAGTACGCGCCGGGTGATCCGGCGCACGGCGTCGCGGGCTACGGCGTTGGCGTCAGTGCGCACGCCGGAGCTGTTCAGGCTGACGGTTCCTCGCGCCATCACGAACCCCCCGCTTCTGAGCAGTCGCACGCAGGACCGCGCACGATGACACTCAGTGTCCCACCCACACAGCCGCCCTCCACCTCAATGGGCTGCCACTGGGTGGGAAGCACGTTGCGCTTGCGGTTGATGGGGTCGGCTGCGATGAAGCAGCAGATGGCCCGGCGCATGGCCGCGGCGTCATCCATGACCGCCTGCACCACGGCGTTCCACTCAGCGACGGAGGGGATGGAGGTCTCTGGCGGGGTGGGTGCGCACCGCGCTACGCCCATCTCCAGGGTTATAGCCCAACTGCCCACGTAGGGCACGGGCGGTTCCTCATCCTGGAGCGGGAAGCGGGCGCTGGAGGGGAAGAACAGCGCCGGGCGCACCCACCCGAGTCCAGAGCAGCACTCATCTTCCGTCGTGGACAGCAGAAGGTCAACGACCGTGCCAGGGCGCAGGCCGACGCGCGCCGGGGGGTGCTCTACCTTCTGTAGCTCCTCCTCCAGGCACGCCAGTAGCTCATACGCCAGTGGCATAACGACGGGATCAGCAATCATTACGGTCCCCCGATGATGGTCATGCGGTCGCGGTTATCGGGCAGGTCGGGGGACAGGATGGTGGGCGGGCTGTAGCGCTGCGCGGGGTTGACCGCCCGGATGATCATGTCCACTTCGTTGATGCCCGTCTGGAACGTGGAAATGTCCAGCTCAGTCGTGATGAAGTCGGCAGTCACGCCCTGGCGAGTCAGTGACGAAAGGCGCTGCGGTAGTGCGCAGGCCGCGCCCACGATGGCCTTGCCCATCTCGCACGCCAGCATGGCCGTTGCCCACAGCACCGATGGGGGTACCGCCGTGCCGCGGGTGTAGGTCACCGCGAAGGCGTGATCACCGTCCGCCAGCTCATCCATGTCCTGGCAGGTCGGCCAGCAGCCATCGGTCATCTTGACCAGCCAGTACGCGCCTTCCTGAACGTCCACCCGGTAGTCAGTGGAGGGCACAACTTCGCCGTGCACCATCACTTCCACGATGGAAGACACGGGGCCATCCAGCATGACTTCACACTTCGGGCGGCAGCAGCACCCGGAACCGCAGCCGCAGCCGTTGAACCACGTCCCGTTGTAGAGGTACGGCAGCGGACCCGACCAGTTGCCGCCACCGCCTGCCCACCACACGGGGTACGCCCGGTACTGCTCCGCCCACCCCTTCTGCTGGCAGGGGCGGATGGTGATCTGGCAGGGTCCGAAGCGGCGCCCGGTGGCTGCCCATATGACCGTCGTGGCCATGGATAGGGCGCTGTCCTTCTGGTTGTCGGTGTAGCCGTCCCAGTCGGGGCACAGGTCAGCCGGGTTCACATCCCACCCGCACCACCCCTCAGCGCCAGCGGGTACCGGGGCTTGCCCCGGCAGCGGGATAATGGGCATGGATGCCTCCTACGTCAGCACGGGCGCTGCTACCTGCCCAAAGGTTACGGTCTTCGTGGTGCCCAGGCTCATGAAGGTGTCAGCTGCGATCACCAGCGTTACGTCCGTAAGGGCAATCGGGTTGGCGGCACTGAAGAGGGTTGTCCAGAAGACGCCATTGGCCGACACCTCCCAGAAGGTGGTACCCGCCGCTTCACGCACGCGGAAGAAGCGGTGCAGCGCTGCGTCGTAGGCGGAGAAGTCGAGACCGGTAATAGATCCGCTCACGTTCTGAATGCAGCCGATGATGCTGTTAGCCACCGTCATGTACACCTGATTGGAGCTGTCCAGCTGCGCCATGGCGGCGTAGGCCTGTAGGCCAGACTCCTGCACTCCGGCGTTGGTGAGTTCGGTGGCGAAGTAGTCCCCGCTCAGGTCGTAGCGCGCCTGAGAGAGAAGCTGCGCCACACCTGTACCGCCAGAGGTGATGGTGAATTCATACTGCCCACCAGTCTCGGCGCCGGAGCCGTTCCCGAAGGCGAACTGAGTCCACAGCTGGGTATCCACGGAGTTGTCCGCGAAGTCGTCCGCCAGGCGGAAGGCCGGCAGCTCCCCTGCGCCCGCCCGCGGCCCCGTGGGCCTACCAGGGAACAGCGAGTTGTAGACGGCGGCACCTGGTAGGCCCACATCGTTGACGTTGATCGCATCGAAGTTCCACACCACGGAGTTGGCGATGTTGGTTACGAAGCCCACGCGCACGGTACCGATGGTCCCACCGAAGTTGCCGGAGCCGGACAGGGTTTCCAGTGGCGTGCCGGAGTTCCCGGCGTAGAGCACCAGCTGATAGGAGCCGGATGCCGCGCCATCCACCTGCCACTCCACGCGGTAGAGCGTGTTGGGCGAGAGCACCACCGTACCGGAGACCACGGTGCCATTGGCGGCGTTCCTTAGCCTCAGCACCCCGGTACTTCTCAGTCGTATGTTGCCCCGGTTGGTGGTGCCCGCAGCGTCCGAGAACTCCACGAAGGTGGTATCTACGGCGGGGATGGCCGACGTGATGAAGTACGTGCGCCCGTAGTTGGCTGCGATCCCAGACGGCCAGCGCGCGGCAATCTTCGCGGTCCATTGGAGGTATGCGGTCGTAGAGGTGGCGCCCGTGGCCACCCGGTAGCCGCGCTTGCCCACCATCGCGGGCGACTCCACGTAGGTCACCGAAGCGTTGGCGCCTATCTGCACCGTGTCCCAGGAGTCTCCAGAGGCGCCGCCGCTATTGCCCGTGGTGACGGTCGCCCCGATGGCTCCAGACTCCGCGGTGTTGTTCAGCGCTGTCACGACCTACCCCCTACTGGACGACGATGCCCACAGTGATCAGCCCGCCAGGGATGGTGGAGCCAATTTGGTCGATATCCACCGTGAGGTAGTCGCCCACTGCCAGGGCGGTCACATCCGGCGTGGCGGAGATCCCGCCCCCGTTGGTACCAGCTGCGACGGTGGGGCGGTTGGCCTGCGTGGTGAAGATGGTCGTCCCGTTCAGGTTCACGTCCACCAGGATTGCGGCGCCCGTAGGCTGCACGCCCGCGCTCACCCAGGCGCCCACGATGGTCAGCGCCGCCTGCCGGTTGTACCAGCGCGCCGCGCCATTCCCGGTGGTAAGCACCTTGCGGTCATCGGTGAATTCCACCGTCTGAGGCCCACCACCCGAAGGAGCGGTTATCCACTCCAGGCCGGAAGGCTCCGCGGAGTTGGCGGACAGAATCTCACCGTTGGCACCAGGCGCAAGCTCCGTGGTGGTGGCTGCCGCCGTACCGACATAGATGCCACCCTTCTGGGTGATGGTGGAGCGCTGCTGCGCCCCGGTAATCCGCGAGTCATCGCCTGCGGCCACCGTGCCCGCGGTCGTCCCCACGTTCAGCGTGGCTGAGTTGCCCAGCCCCAGGTTCGTGCGCGCGGTGCCCGCGTTGGCCAGGTCGGAAAGGTTGGCCGACTTCTGGAGGGAAGCCGCGATGGCTGCGGCCTGCGCTGCCGCGGCACTGCCCGCGGGATCTGCCCCTACGTCGCCCGCGTCCAGGACGACAACGCCCGTCTGGCCGTTGACGGAGTCAACCGCGTCAGCGGGCGCGGGCTCCCAGGAGGCGGTATTGCCCACCACAGTCAGCACCTCGCCAGGGGTACCGATGGGAAGCCTGGTGGTGGTGTCGTTGGCGGTGCCTATGTAGAGGTCACCTTCAGCGTCGATCACGGAGCGCTGCTGCGCCCCGGTGATGCGCGAGTCATCGCCTGCGGCCACCGTGCCCGCCGTGGTGCCGACGTTGCGCGTGGCGCTGTCACCCAGTCCCAGGTTGGTGCGCGCCGTGATGACGTTACTGAGGTCTGAGAGGTTGGCCGACTTCTGGAGCGATGCCGCGATGGCCGCAGCCTGCGCGGCTGCCGCGCTGCCGGCTGGGTCGGCGCCTACGTCGCCCGCGTCCAGGACGACAACGCCCGTCTGGCCGTTGACGCTATCGACCGCCCCACCGCCCCCAGGCTCCCAGGAGGGAACGCCCGCGGTGATGGTGAGCACTTCACCTTCCGCGCCCGCGGGAAGCCGCGTAGTGGCGTCGTTGCCCGTGCCTACGTAGAGGTCACCGGCTGCGTTGATAGTGGAGATGGGCTGCGCGCCCACATCAGTTGCCGTCAGGGTGACGTTGCCGCCACCGTCCGGACCAACGCCGTTAACGCTCAGGACGGGATTGTCCGGGCTTGCCCCCAGCGTGTACTCAATGCCGTTGCCCCCCGTGGTTGGCCCCACCCAGATCCAGTACGTACCGTCCGCCGCGTAGAACTCCAGCATTCCGTTGGCGTCGGTGGTGGTCGGGTTGGCAAGCGGGGTGGTCATGCCGGGGTCGGAGAAGATGGAGGCCAGGACGTTGTTGTCTCCAGGGCCGAAGACCGCCGCGCGCTGGTTGGTCGCCAGCTGGCCGTTGGGGTAGAACCACTCTTCGGAGTACAGCGTCATCTCTCGCCCCCGTATGAAGCTCTATGAAGACTTTGAAGAGGGGGCTGACCCCTGGGAGAAGGTCAGCCCCCGATTGGACTAGCTCAGCAGCTGCAAGCAGCCGCAGTCCGGCTCCGGTGGCGGAAGCTGGGTGAGCAGGTCCAGGTAGTGGGCGTTGGGGCTCAGGTCACTGGGGAGCGGCGACGGAACGCCCATGGAGTTAAGCATCACGTCATAGGGGCCTTCCCGCCACGGAGAGCCCTTGCGCGTGCGCCCGGCGAAGGTGTACGTGATCAGGTCGTTGGCGACTGTGATCGAGTCGGACAACTTACCGTCGTAGGTCCACGGCAACAGGATGTACCCATAGAAGGGCGCCTGCACGCCGGGCGGGGGCGGGCAGCTCTGCTGCGCGGTCCCCAACCACACCTCCAGGGCGAAGTTCCCCGTGGCGTAGTTCTCTTCGGTGATCACGTTTCCGGCCACCAGTCCGCCGTAGTCCAGGAACCTTTCGGCTCCCGTCATCAGGTAGAACAGCTCCGGATCTTTGACGCCCATGACGATCTCGTAGTCGAACCAGTTGAGGATTGTCCGCGCCTGCTGGTTAACCAGGGGCTCCCCAGCGGCATTGAGCTGCTGGAAGGTCTGGCCATCCGTGGTGTTCGGCGTGATCTCAATCTGGGTCTGACCGTCGCTGACCGCGTAAGAGCACTCGTCGTAGAGCGGGTTTCCACACTCATCCAACTTCGTTACGCGGAAGGTTGCGCCCTGCAACGGCTTGTAGCAGCCAAGGTTAGCCATTTATGAACCTCCCAACGGGTTGAAGAGTGCGCGCCCGTTCATGCAGTCGAAACTGGCCGCGTACTCACGTTCGGCTAGCAGGAAGTACTGGTTATCGCCCTTATCGAGCGTCTGCGGCACTGGGTACACGAACGGCTCAGCGGAGCGCCAAACCGTCGTTTGCCCAGTGATGTGCATGTACGCCCCACCCGCTGGCGGCTCTTCGCCTGCGGCGCCGGTACCGGGGTACCCGCCACCGAAGACCCAGACCGAACCATAGGGGGTGTACTTGATGCCGCCCTTCTCCACGACCAGGTACAGCGAGGCTGCCCAGGCCGCCATGGAGACGGGCGCGTGGATGTAGGCCACGTTGCCGTAGCCCTGAGTGTGGTAGGCCCAAAACTCCATAGCTGCCAGCACCGCCGCAATGTCGGTCGGGTCCGCCACAGAGATAGTGCTGGCGCCGTCCTGGAAATTCGCAATCCCCAGATCGGTGCCACCCACGTCGGAAGTTCCGGTCCACAGGGCGTATTCCAGCGCGCCCTGCTCGCCGTTGGCCAGGCGCCGCAGCACCTTGTCCGTGAACTCCCGCGGGGTGTAGCCAGCTGAGCCGCAGAGGTAGGAGGCATAGACCGCGAAGGGGAGGGCTTCCACGGGAGCATCCCCCGCGTCACCCTGCTTCGCGGTATCGCCAACCTGACCTTCCACGCACTCAATGGGCCATGCGTGTGCTTCACCGCACGTGACGGGGACGTACTGGACGCCCCCGCCTGCGCCGTGCGGTGGGAGGTCAATAGGACCAGCTGCGGCATCCAGGATGCCGTAACGTCGCCCAATCGGCTCAGGTGCCGAGATGAGCGGTCCCGGGATGATCCCCACCATGTCTTACCCCTCCCTTCCAGCTAGGTAGCTGCCAGTTGCGCCAAAGTTAGGCGCAGCAGCCAACCACGCCGGACGGGTCAACCGTCACCGTGTACAGGCGCGATTCCGGGCAGGTCTGGATGACGTTGAAGCCATCCTCTGCGAAGATCGCGGTGTACTGGTTCGTGGTCAAAAGGGCGTTGTCGTAGATGGTGTCCAGGTTGACCACATCCTGAACGATCTTGGTCCAGGTGCCAGCCGGGTAGATGAGGAAGTTCATCGTGGTGGGCAGCGCCGTGATAGGCGTCGCACCACCCGGACGACCGCCACCAGCACCCGCGGTGTAGGCGTCCTGCCAGTCGTAGACCAGGCGAAGGACGGCCTTGCGCGCGGCGAACCAGCGGAAGATCATCTCATCGGTAACGTCCAGCATCGCCACGCCGTAGCGGCGGGAGAGCGCAGCCCGGATCTGGGTCAGAGCCCAGAATGGCGCCACAACCTCCAGGGAGACACCGCGGGACATGCGGTTGCGGTACTTGCTGTCTTCGATGGCGAGATCCACCGCGGACAGGAAGGCCGAAGCCGCGTCGTCGCCGGAAGCGTCAGCCGGGATGACCGTAGCCGCGCCAGAGGCCGCAACGATCTTGGCAATGACGTCAGCGTTGATCTTGTGGGCGAGCGCCTTCATGCTCTCCTGGCTGAACCACTCCACGACCTCGGGGTAACCCCGACGCTGGAGGAGCGAACCAGTCAAGCAGAGGTAGGCCACGTCCAGGCGAACGTCAGTGAACTCGGGGCAGGGAATCTCGAAGCATTCCTTGACCGCGCCGTTCTCCACGTCGTACTCAGACAGGATCACGTCACCCGCGTCACCGATGCCGTTCCAGACCACGGCGAAGTTCGGGCCACCGCCAGCCGGCAGCTGGTAGCCGCCGCGCGGGGCCTGGATCTCCGGAAGGTCCAGGAGGCCGTCGAGCGATGCAAGATCGCAAAGGCTGTAAATCACCTCAGAAGGTGCACACCAGCCAGCCGCAGCGGTGATGGACTTACCCTTGGCCAGCTGGGCTTCGGCGCTCTTGATGAGCGAACCACCCGGCAGACGGGATTCCTTCGCGGCGAACTTAGCCACGCTCATAGCGCGCCCGCTGTCACCCTCGCGGATGGTCAGCTCCTCCGGGAATTCCCGCTTGAAGATGACCGCTCCGTGGCGCACCGCAGTACGACCAGGGGCAACGGCGAAGGTGTGGTCACCCCGGATGGGGGTAGGCACGTTGGCCGGGCGGGAGCTGCTGGGGCTGTAGGCGCGCAGGCGCGCGTCAATGGCCTTCGCGGCAGCGCTGAAGTTGGCGAGAACCTGACCGCCAGCCATGCCCGGAACGTCGGGCGCGGTGAGCATCCGGACGACGCCCTGCGTGGTGTCCTCCACCGGCTTTTCGATGGTGGAGCGCCGAACCTTCGGCTTCGCGGACGCAACGACCGCGGCAGGCTCAGGGGTCTCCTCAACCTCTTCGGTTTCGGTGTCCTCAGCGTCAACCTCTTCGGTCTCGTCTTCGTCGTCCTCATCCAGCGAAGAGGCGAGCGCCTGGCGGGACTCTTCAGCCGCACCACGAAGCTTGCGCTCCGCCAGCACGGCGTTGTACATCGTGGTTGCCTCTGCGATGTCGTCAGCGGACGCGGCGGGCGAAGCCTCAACAATGCCCTTAGCGTAGGCGCGGACGGCAGCGCTCAGCTCTTTGAGTTCATCAGCGGAAAGCGCGGAGATGTTCTCCGGCATCTGGGGCTTGCCCATGGCTATCTCCTGGTCAGCCAGCGCGTCCTGGCGGCACGAAACGCGGACCCAGGTACAAACGAAGAGTAGCAGCCAAGGTCAATGACCCTGACTGCTACTCGGTACGCGGTGTGGACGCGGCTTACTCTGACTGCTCCACGGTAGCGTCTTCGCCGTCCGTCTCCGGCGCCACCTCCGCGGGCACGCCCTGGACGGGGGCGCTCTCGGCGCGCTTGACGTAGATCACGTCCCGCACCTCTCCGGCGTCGCGGTGGTGGCGCTTGCGACCCCAGCGGGCCACCCACTGGTAATCCCTGGTCCAGTACTCCAGGACATCGAAACCGTTGTTGGTCATGTACTCCGTCACGTCGGAGTAACTGGAGGCCATGGTGGCGTCCTCCACCGTGCAGGTCTCCACCATCACCACGTCGTAGCGGCTGAGGTCCGCGCCCTTGAGTACGTCCAGCTCCAGGCCTTGCACGTCCACCACGGCGACGTTGGCCGTCTTGGCTACGTCCTTCAGGCGAACCATCTTCACCTCTACGGACCCAGTCGGTACGTCCTTGCCTTCCACCAGCGTGTTCATGTTGCTCACGGGCATCAGGAACAGCGTGGCCTTGCCGGAGCGGATGCCGGCTGCGGCTTCGATCACGTCGGCCTGTGGGAACTTCGCGCGCAGGCGCTTGGCCAGATTGGGGTCCGGCTCAATCAGGGTGACCTTGCCGAACTTCGCGGATTCGTAGTACGGCATCTCCTCACCGTCGTGCGCGCCCACGTGCACGACGTGCTTCGGTTTGACGCCCAATCGCGTCAGCAGCTCAGGCAGGTTCTTGTTGCGGGCAGCGTGCCCTTCTCCAGCCTTCAATTTCTGTACCACCTTCCGGATAGCGGGGTGCCCGTCGTAGTCGGTCGGGAAATCGAAATCGTCCGTCCAGTCGTCAATGGTGGTCATCCACTCCGGCAGGCAGCGATGGCGGGCCAGGTCTGTACCCTGCCAGGCGCGCAGGAGCATCCAGCCCGTAGGCCGCGTGATCTTGCCGGACTCTCGAAGGCTCTTGATGAGTGCCAGGTGTTGATCCATCTGCTTGTGGTGCTCAGTCCACCAGGACGCTGCCCACAGCTCTCCATACCTGCACCCGGTGTACAGCGACCGCCCCCGGCGCCCGAAGCCCTGGTACTTGCGCTGATTGAAGACGCTGATCTGGTGAATGGCGGCATCCGTGAAGTACGTGTCCCCCAGGAGCAGGATGGTGCGCCCGTCGTCGTTCCAGATCCGATGCGTGGCGTGGTACTCCGATGGGTAGGACTCCCCGCGGGCGTGCGCGTGGATCTTCGCCCCGTCCGGGATGGCGTCCAGGTACCGATTGTCTCCAGGCGGGTACGTCAGGTGCACGTCATCGGAGATGGTCAGCGCCTGACGGATGGTGCGCGTCAGCAGCGGCTTGCCGTCAACGGGCGCCAAGTGGCTGGGCACGCCTAGGTAATTCTTCCACTTTCCCTGCGGGCCTGCCGCCGCGATAATCACGCGCGCCATGTAAAGCCACCTCCGCTATGTGCGCTAGTCGATGCCGCCACAGATGCTTCTCACGCACAAGAGTTATCGCGCTGTCCGTCATCGTGCGGCGGTCAGCGGGGCTCAGGGCGTTGAACTTCTGCGTGATCTCCTGGAAGTTTCCAGGCCGATATCTGATCATGACCTCATCGGTGAATCCCCACTCATCCAGGCCTTGCGTGTGCGGGTAGGCCAGCAAGCCCCCGCGCCCCAGTGTCCGGGGCAAGCGGTCGGACCAGTAATAGGGGGACATCACCGACTCCCCCAGGACCAGCTTGGAGCTGGCGTAGAGGTCATTGAGAGCGCGCCCGTACACCCGCTCCGGCGCCGTGCGCCCAACGTGGCGGAAGTAGCGTCCCCAGGTCTTGCCTGCCCAGCGGATCAACGACGCCCGGTGCTGGGAATGGATGGACGGAATGTAGGAGCCGACGAAGACCGCGCTAGCCGTCTGCGCGGCATCCGCCTGGCCGTACCCCAGGTACCGCGTGCCGAACGGGGGCGGGCACCAGTGGTGGTTGACGCTGCGCCCTTCCCAGTGATGGGAGCCACCGTCCGCCGTGAAGACGTGTTGGGCTGACCACCAGGGCTCCCGCCCAATGCGCCCTTGACGGTGCGAGATGCCCCAGTAGAGATCGAAGTGCACGCCCACGGTGGCCACGCCCAGGTCTTCCACGCGGCGCAACATCTGGTGCCCGTCGCCACCCTTGATGTTGTAGTCATGGGTACGCATCCACAGCAGCATGTCCGCGCCACGGGCTGCGCGCACGATGTCGGCCACCGAAGCCGTCTTGGCCCGCATGAAGGTCACGTCCCAGTCCAGCTGAAGCGCGCCGTGGTAGGCGTCATCGTGCCAACGTTCTACGGGGTCACCGGGCGTACCCGGTGACCCCAACAGAAGAAGCCTCACTTGCCCTTCTTCGTGCTCTTCGGGGGCTTGATGGTGGCCCCGGTGAACTTGGCGGCGTAGGCCTTCGCCTGGGCTTCCGTGGAGAAGTAGCGCGACTTCCCCTCACCCTTCGGCGGGGTCACCAGCCATTGCGTGCACAGGCACATGTCAGGCTCCAATCGCTCGCGCGAGATCTACCCGCATCATCTCAGCATCCTCATCGAATGCTGCCAGCAGGTTCGTTTTCGCTGCGGCGGTGCGCTCCTTCCGCGCCTTCTCCTCCTCCATCACGGCGTAGGCAATCTTGAAGATTTGCGCAACGTCCATGGTGTTGGCCGGGTGCAGCGTCAGCCCCTCCGCCAGCGGTACCGCGGTCGGCACCTCTTCGGTGGGCATCGGCCCCAGAGCAGCAGTCATGCCCACCACGCGCCCGTTGCGCACGTGCACGCCGATGGGGAAGCCCGGCTCAGCATCCTCAGGGCGACCGTCCGCCAGCGCCAGCACCTCCGCCAGGAAGATGTCCCCCTGGTTGCCCACCTCTGGCCAGTGACCGGAGACCTTGCGGCGGGACAGGATGCTGAGCGTGCCCTCATCCAAGCCCGGCTCCAGGGGACCGCAGACCAGGATTCCGAACTCATCCACACTGGCGCGCACGTAGGCCGCGGTGGTCATGGCGTCGTGGTGGGCACGCACGCCACTGAGGGTGTTGGATCGGTCAGCGTGCAGACCGCCCGCGGTGATGCGTCCGGCGAAGACCACGCCGCCATCGGTCTCCACTGGGTGGACGTGGAAGTGGCGGAAGTCTTCATCCACGGGAGGCGTGCGGCACTCGTGACGGTCGCCTACGTGACAGACGCCCAACTGGTAGATGTGCCCGTAGACCATCCCCCGCTCAAAGTCGTAGACCATCGGGGTAGGTCCGGTGATCTCGACAGGCGGCGTGAATAGGTCGGCGCTGGTGCGCTCTGCGGTCGCCATGGAGGCGATGATGGCCGCGGCTGCCTCACTGCGGTCGAACGGGCACGCCGGCCAGTCGTCGTAGGCGTCACGCACTCGCGCGTACAGGGAGCAGATGCGCGACTTGATGGCGTCCTTGTCCGAATCCGGCAGGTCGGTGGAGTCCACCCCGCGACCGCCAGCGGTAGCCGCCACGCCGCGCGGGATGATCCGCAGCTCCCCATCCCGGATATCCGCGAAGCCCAGGCGGTAGTCCCCGCGCTTCGTCCCGTCGCCGTCCACCCACAGGAAGGCGCGCGCAGCCCGCGACTTGTCTACGTTGCCCTCTTCGTCGGAGTACTCATCGAAGATGCGCTGTGCCGCGGCGTCGCCGTCCCACTCGCCTTCACGGTCCTCCAGGACGGGAAGATCGGTGTCGCCGGAGATGGAGGCGACCAGGGCGGCGTCGTCATCGGCCAGCCGCTCAAAGCTGCCCTTCGTCTCCGCGAAGGCGGGGATGTCCACCAGGGTTGCGGCCCGGATGCGCCCGCGGGTGATCAGAAGCTCCAGCTCCTCCTCTTCGTCCACCTCCTCTTCGTCTTCGATCTCCTCCACCACTTCGCCCGGCGTGATGGCGGCGTCTGCGCCTTCACCCTTCGGGACCACCTCAGCGTCAAAGTCGTCCAGGTCCACGCTCAGGCCCACCACGCCTTCGTCCATCAGCTTCATGGCCTCAGCCACGGCTTCGGCCAGGCGGGGCATCTTCACGGGGTCCACGTCATCAAACATGGTGATCACACCGTAGATCCCACCGTCCTCCACGGTGATGTCGTCGTAGCGCCCCACGACCATGGCGCCGTCGTGGGCGCCCACGTCCTCCCGCACGTAGCGGATGGGAAGCGGGGGCTCTGCGGACACGATTGCGCCGGGTGCGAACCTGCGGCCATCTCCGGTGGACTTGTCCACGGGGGCAGCCATCGCACGATAGCGAGTAGCCATCTTTACCTCCTGGGTAGCTGTCTCCGGGACAGGTCTACGTTTTCGCCAACCTCCAGCAGCAGCGTTGTGCACCTGCACTGGATCACTTCCCCGGCTGGTCCAGCTGGATCACCGGGAAACATCAAGGGGAAGCCCCCCACCATGAACGGGTCCGTGACGCCCACCCGCTGGCCGTCTGCTGCCCGGTGCGTGGGGCGCGTGCGGGAGTCGATGGTGCTCAACCACATCCGCTCCATGCCCTCCCCGCCTTCCTCCTGGAAAGCCTGGAAGGCGTCCGCCCGACTGCCATTGAGCGCGCCCATGGTCTCGGTACGTGCGATCACCACAGCGCGGTTCTTCCATCGGGCACTCTTCGTGGTGGAGAGCACCTGGTCTACGCGCTTCGTCAGCTCTGGCATTCCTTCGCCCAGAGTGACGCCCGCGGCCAACTGTCCGGCCACCAGGTTGTACACCTCCTGGGGCTCACGGCTGAGTCGGTTGCGCACACCGATGAAGTAGGCGATGACGTTAGGGCGGTCGCGCCAGTCGTAGCCCTTGCCGAAGATCCCCTCATATGCCCAGCTCATCACGGGCATGATGGCCTCAACGATGATCCGGGCCACCTCATCCTGCCAGGCGGGCGCCTGCGCCAGGATGGCGTCCGTGTCAATGAAGGGGCCAGCGAACACCCGGCGCGTCGTCGCCACCAGCCACGCGCTCAGCGCTTCCCAGACGGCTTCGTAGATGGACTGCTCCGCGGTCTCGGCGTCCAGGAGCGCTTGCAGGCGCGCAGGCAGCCACGGGTCTTCCCCGTCGCCATCCCAGACGGGGATGGGCGGGATGTCTTCGTTGGGGTTGTCCTCTGCCACCTAGATCACCTCCCGCAGTGCCGCGGCCAGCAGGTCTTCGGAGTGCGCCATGCCCTGCGTGAGGAGCACCGCGCAGTAGGACTCCAGGGCCAGTTGGAGGCGTGCGGGGTCCAGCTCCAGGCGCGCGGCCAGCTTCGGCACGTGGTCCCATGCACCAGTGAGCGCTTTAGCGGCGCGTTCTGACGGGATTACGCCTACCTGGGTGTGCAGCTCCCACTTCGGAGTTGCGGAGAAGCGTCCGCGACGGTCTGCGTGGCTGGCCAGCCTCCCGCCCGCCAGCTCCAGGGCGCGCAGGACGACCATTTCACAGGCGGCAGTGGTCAGGATGAGCTGTGAGGACATCCCCACCAACTCCTCTATGCCCGGCACGCTAGCCAGCTGCACGGCGGGGTCTGCGTCCAGCATCGCCTGGAGAAGATCCACGCCTGCCGCCTGGGTGGGCGGCGCTTCGTCCACGGGCGGCGTGGACTCTTCGGCGGGCGGCGCGTCGTCGGGGGCCTCCTCCTGCGGGGTCTCTTCGATGGCAGGTGTGGCAGGCGTGCTGACGGCAATGGGGGCGTACATCCCCAGAGCTGCCTGCACGCCTGGGTCTGTGAGAAGTGCGGGGTCTTTGGCGACCGACCGGAACAGCAGCGACTTCATGCGCTCCGTGTCGCTGGGCATGTCCTCTTCACTGAAGGCGCCAGAGCGCACCGCTTCGGCGTCGGTGATCAGGTACCGGTCCCACAGCTCCAGGGCTTCGGGCAGCCGGTTGGGCCGGACGGACAGCGGCGCCACATCGAAGGCGTAGGCGTAGCGGTCAGCGTCCGGGATGCCCGCGCGCTCCAGGGCTGGAATCAGGAACCCGCGAGTGAGGGTGTCTGCGATGGTCGCCAGGTACGGCTTGCAGCGCTTGATTCCCTCTTCGGAGACTGCCCAGGCGCTCCAGTGGTTTGAGTTGCCCAGGCCCGTCAGCAGTTCAGAGGGGATCTCGAAGGAGGCAGCCACGCGGATGATGGCCTTCTCCTTCATGGGAAGGATCTGCTCCGACAGGTCCGACCAGAAGCGGGATGGCTCTTTGAACTTCTCCAGGTGCTCCAAGAGCGTGTGCGGAATGGTGGCGATGATCGGCACCAGGGAGGAGGCGCGCGACTGGTCGCGGATGTTCTCGGCTGCCGCGCGCTGGAGCATGGCCAGTGCGCCCGTCATGCCTTCGGGGTCACCTTCGCCCCGCGGGAAGTCGATGCCCTCCGGCAGGAACCAGACGCCCGCGCCCGTGAGCCTGCTTTCCAGC